AAATACGTCGGGATTCACCCGTTTGGATTTTGGGCGGGAACACCAGACTTTGCTGGCACCATCGAAGCGTCATTTTGGCATGATGTTTTGTTCCAATTCGCGGCAGTCGGAATGTATGACGCGCACGATGCAAACTATCAATTTCTGCACCTCATGGAGCGCAATGGCTTTTTGCTTGCCAGTCATTATTTTGACGCAGTGGAAGCATACGGGGACAAGTATTTCGGGAAAGACTCAGACGGCGTTTATGTAAAAATCTTATGAAACTACTAATTGCAATCATTTTAGCACTTGCTTACTCAAGCTGCACATTAACGGTCAACCCAGATGGAAGCCGAACCTACGGAACGGACGCAAAAACGGCAGCGATCATCGCGGCGCAAATCGTGGAGGCTGAGAGCGGGAAATGATGAGTAATGAAAAATCAAAAATGCTGGTGGTAATTGACCCTGGTCATGGAATGTCTAACCGTAAATCAGGACGTTACGACAGCGGCGCAGAATCGAACGGAATTACCGAAGCTGAAATTGTCATGACGTGGGCAAACGAACTGCGCGACATTTTACGCGCAAGGAAAATCGCAGTTGTCAGAACTCGCGTTGACGCAAAAGACCCGTGCAGTATTTCCGAACGCGCTAGGATTGCCAAGCGATACGGTGGCACGATTATGATTTCACTGCATTGCAACGCAGCAAACGGCAAAGCTAGCGGAACTGAAACATTCTATCGCGGTGAAACTAATAAATCAATGGCGCTGGATTTGAATCTTGCCGTATGCGCTGGGTTGCTAACTGTAAACCGAGGAGTGAAAACAGAGAATCAATCTCAGCACTCGACACTTGCCGTCATGTCGTTTCAGCCATGCTTTCTGATCGAGCTTGGATTTATCGATCATGCTGGAGACCGTGCGAAAATGCTAGATGCTGAAAAACGCAAGGCAACGTGCAATGCTATTGCAAATCTGCTACTTGAATAACTAATACCGCTATTAAAGAAAGCGGCGATAAATACAATTATGAGCAAATTCAAAAAGTTTTTAGTCGCGGCAGACAATCACGGCTCACTCGTTTGCCAAGAAGCGAAGAAAGTTTTACTGTCATTCGCGGAAACGTGGAAGCCAGACTATCGCGTCCATCTCGGCGATCTATGGGACTTCTCACCATTGCGGCGCGGAGCAAGCCAAGAAGAAAAGGCCGATGGGATTTCTGATGATTTTATTCAGGGCTTGGAATTTCTCGACGACTTCAAACCTAACTTTTTAACGCTCGGAAACCACGATGACCGCATATACCAACACGCTACGCATTGCAGCGATGGGATTCTACGCGAGCGATGTGAGGAGTTAGTCAAGGCGGCAGAGCAGCAATTTAAACGCCGCCGCATTATCTTTTGCCAATACAAGGTCACGGAATATCTCAAGATGCCAGGGTGTGACTTAAAACTAATTCACGGTTTCCGCTCTACGACCTACCCTGCCAAGGCTCACTACGAAAATTGGGGTGAATGCTTGCACGGTCATTGCCACACTAAGGATGAGCATACGGCGCGACATATCGACGGCGGCAAATCGTTTTCCGTGGCTTGCATGGCAGACCTAGCCAAGCTGTCATACTCAGACAGACAGCCGGCAAAGCTCGGTCACAGAAACGGATTTTTATATGGAATCATTAACACTAAAACAGGAAGGTGGGAAGCATGGCAAGTAACCAAAGAACACGGGGACTGGATAAGTCCACAAGGAATACTCTGAGCGCGCTGGATTGGGCATTGGAGCAATCGGAGACGCAGGCAGCGCGTAGAGTCGATGAATTCACCTCACAAGAATACTACTTTGCACTTGTCGCCAAGGAGCCGAACATAAGCTATTCTGGCGCATTGTATCGGCTTAGGGCACTTGTTACCAGTGGCAAGCTAAAAAAGCGTAAGGTGACCATTGCTGGTGCGCCAACGAACCTCTACAGCAAGCCATGAGCGACGATCTACCAAAGTGTGAGCATTGCAAAAAGAAGCCTTGCAGAATCGCAACTATGATTGGCGATAACAAAAAAGCGCAACGTATGATCGGTCGCGTCTGCGATGATTGCGAACATTTGATATGCGGATTCGACATGCCGTTCATCGAAAAAATGCACCTGATGATGTTGCGTCCGATTATATGACCGCGCCACTGCCGACCGTTTCCGATCCTAAACAGTGACACAGCCGAAAGTGGCTAGACCCGCCATAGCGAATCCGTATCTTTTCCTACGCATGGCAGGTAAGCGAGAAAACAATCGCAGAAATACGCAGATTGCGCAACCTCGAATTTTCGTGGCAAAAAAGAACGCCACGAGACCTATTGCGCGGGGGCAAGGAAGGTTTCTCGTGGCTAGGTAAGTATTTTAACATGGAAAATCAGCATTGCAAGCCTAACAATTTGCACAATAAAGTGGCAAGGTTTATTGTGCTTTTGCTTTTTTGTAAATCGCCTTACAATGCGCCACAAGCTCGCTTTGCATCAATCGCCCGTTGCCATAACCAACAGCGCGGCGAATGTCAGCAATGAGGAAAAGCGCGGCAACAAGTGACCCGCTAATGTCGGCAAGTCGCTTTTCAAGATCGGCGTTTTCTATTTTCAGTTTTTCAATGTCGTTCATAGTTCATTTTCTTTCATTTCCGTGAACATTTGATCAATGCTGGATCTCAATTCTATCCATTCGCCCGGGTCGATATTTATTGCGTTTACGACACTTCCTCCAGATTGTGAGATTGACAAATACTCACCAGCTCCATCATCAACAATGCTGATTAAAGTTGCCGTCTCTGAAATCAGAGCTTCGCCATCTTTTAAGACAGTCATTGCGGTTATTCGTTTTTTGTATTTCATTCTTTTATTTCTCTTTCTATTTATTTTTAGACACAATACTCTCAATAACCTCCATAGGGCACAAGCTAACAAAAACAATATCTGCAACCTGCTTTTATGATAAATCAGCCCCTTAGGAGTCAACCTCCCGCCATCTCATGCTTAGGCTCACGATGACAATCACTAGCTAGCTTTCCCGCTTTATGATATAGTTATGAGTGTGGAAGATTCGCGTCTTCTCGCGTGTCCTTTGTTTTGGTCTGTTATCGGAGAGCGAACAGGGCTAGGACAAATCGCGAGAAATGAAAAAGCCGCTCGGGATACGACCTCCGAACGGCTTCTCACGCTATGAAACACAGATGAAAAATTGTTAGTGCAAAGTCGTATTTTGCGAACACCGCGAAAGTAAGCCAGAATCCGCAGCTTGGCAAGAATTATTTTGCGATTGTTGCAAATACTATGTTCATCGTAGCAAGCCGTATTGTCGTTATTTTCGGCAAATTAACGCTATTTTCGCCCGTTTGCGCTTATTTTTCTCTAACAAAAAGCACTTTCTTTCCCTTGTAGAATATAGGAAAATGAAAATAAATGAAAATAATTATAGACTTTTATCAGTTTTTCGCGTATTTCTTTCCTCGTCAGCCGACAATAACACAATATGAAAACCAGCACGATTACACACGCACAAAGGGCAACAGTATTTTTCAAACAAGGGATGAGATGGGTTGCAAGATACCAATTTGCTAATATTGACGCAGCAAACAAATACTTGGCAGATTTAGGTAATCGAGTTTATAGCAAAGACGAAACAAAAGTGGAAATGCGACCATACTCGCCTATTGTAAAATTCACACCAGAGCGCAAGAGCAATATGGCGCATGAAAGAACAAAAGGAATAGAGCAATCTCCATGCTCGAAAAACCTGGCACAGAACGCGCTAATTTAACCAATAAATTTATGACTAACAAACTAAAACAAAAACAACGACGGGCGATTATCGCGGAAACGATTACTCGCAGCCATAAACACATGGCGGTTAAAATGCCGAGTGCTTACCATAGCCAACTAAAATCAGAAGCCAAGGACAAGGGCATGCTTTTAAGCGGCTACGTGCTAGCGTTAATCAAGCTAGGAAAGGGGGAGGCATGAGCAATCTGATTTTAGGACTAGTAATTAGCGGGTTTATATTTGGCTTGCTCGGAGTTTTCGCACTAGCCAAGGCAGCCAAGGATGAGCCACGGCGCGGGATTAGGGTCGGTGGGGTAAAGCCATTCAAGAACGGCGCGATCGATCGCAGGCTAGCACTTGGCTTGCTGGCGCAGGAGTCTAACAAAAACAAACGGAGAAACTAAGCTATGAGCGAAAATACACAACTATCAACGCCGCAGAATCCAATCAGCTTACTAGCGGGTCAGGACATGAGCGGCATAGACACCGAGAAGCTAAGCAAGCTCATGGAGCTACAAGAGCGATGGGAGGCGCGGCAGTCTGAAAAGCTACTAGCCGATGCGCTTGCCAACTTCCAGTCGTCATGCCCTAGCACGATCAAGAGTCGCAAATCAGATCGTGGGCAATTTGCCAGTCTTGATGACATCATGTTTGCCATTCGCGCTACGTTGGCCGATAACGGGCTTTCCGTCTCATTTGATACCAACACACCCGAAGCAGGCAAACTCACCGCTGTATGCCACGTTATGCACCGAGACGGGGGCAGATTTAACCGCGAGGTTACAGTGCCAGTGGACAGCGCAATGCGAGCCAACGACACGCAAAAGATGGGCAGCGCGATCAGCTACGCAAAAAGATATGCACTTGTCGCGGCGTTGAACATCATCGTGAGCGATCATGACGATGATGCACAAAGCGCGGGCACAAAGACAATCACCGCGCTGCAATCCGACGAATTGACCGACATGCTTTTCAATGCCCCCGCAGGGACGCTAGAGGCATTGCTAGAGTGGGCGGGGGTAACAACGCTTGCCGAGCTTCCATCGGCGAAATTTAACACCGCGAAGAAAGCTATCGCGGCGAAGATGACAAAGCCATGAGCCAAGAAATCGACACAATCCAAGGCAGCCCTGAGTGGTGGAAACTGCGCAAAGGAATCCCCACAGGGTCACAGTTTTCCCGAATCATTACCGCTAAAAAAGGCGACTACGCGGCTGGGGCTAAGCACTACGCAGCGGAGTTAATCGCGGAAGCCTTAGGCTGGCAAAGCGGCTTCACCGGCACACCTGACACGGCGCGGGGCAACTTGCTAGAGTCAGAGGCGTTACGCTGGCTAGGCATGCACCACGGTATCAAGGCGCGTCCGTGCGGGTTTTTTATCTCAGATTGCGAGCGATACGGGGCGAGTCCTGACGGCATCGCCAAGGACGGGTCACCCGTGGAGGTTAAGTGTCCTGCGTTGAATACGTTCCTCAAGTGGCGAGTTGATGACGAATTACCAGACGACCACAAAGCACAATGCCACGGCGAAATGATATTGACAGGCGCGGACAAGTGTTATTTTGTAGCATACGCCGATCACGAATTGCTAGATAATTGGCTTATAGTCGTTCAGCGCGACGAATACACTGCCAAGCTAGAAAAGCACCTAGAGCGATTCTGCACCGAGCTAGAAGCCATGCAGCGCAAGCTAGTTTTTGAACCAGAAGAAATTTTCCCATACCTAACAAAAAGACTATGACACCAAGAATACAAAAATTGATTGACATCGCATTTTATTGCGAGAACAGGCTGCAAGATGATGAAACCGTGCAACTTACCGTCGGGGGACTTGCCGAGTTTGCGCGGAGCTACCTAGCTTTGCGGGGGGCATTAGAAAAAGCCGTCGATGACACTAGGCAGCGCATTTTGGATGCGGAGGAAGTCATGGAAAAAACTAAGCAATTGTTGAACGCGAAAAGTGCTGGCACCGATGCCAGCGAGAAAACGCTATGAAAACACACTCGACTCTAACGCTGGCAGCGGTTGTTCCAGCCACGACTTGTTCGGCTCTTGCGATACTCCAAGGGTGCGGTCTGCACGGTGGATATTATGACACCATCGAGAAAGCTGCGGAGGGTGTAAGGGACATCATTAGGTCACTCCGTGCCGACATCCATGACCCGCCGCACGACATCCAATGTGCGGTGCTCCGCAAGCTGTGTGTGGAGGGATTCACGAAAGAAGGAGTTGTGCCGACTCATAAACTGATTCCTCTGCCGAACGATCAAGATCAATCATCGCCCCGCGATTGATTGTATCGACCTGTTATAAAATTTAACTAACAAAATTATGAACGAACAAGAAAAAACAACAAACTAAAATGTATAATCCATTTACAGCACCACCACAAACAAAATACACCGTCCTTAACCTTGGAGCTGGAGTGCAATCATCATGCCTCGCGCTTATGGCGGCAAAGGGCGAAATCACGCCAATGCCTGACTTTGCGGTTTTTGCAGATACTCAAGCAGAGCCGCAGAGCGTTTACGATTGGCTTGATTGGCTTGAAAAACAATTACCTTTTCCTGTTTACCGTGTTACCAAGGGGAGTTTGACGGATGATAGTCTGAAACTCACGGCGGCAACCGAAAGAGCGAAAAGCTATGATGTGGGAGAGCTTTACATGCGCCGACTAATTCCTGCGTTTGGGCTTATGCCGAACGGCGAAAAAACTATCGCCATTGGGCGGAAATGCACAGCAGACTACAAGATCAAGCAGATCGAAAAATGCGTAATTGATAAATGCCAAATAACGCGAGCGCAAAAAGATTGCACTGTCACTCAATGGATTGGCATCTCATGGGATGAACTACAACGCATGAAAAGCAATTTTCCTGCATGGGCGCAACCAAGATGGCCACTAATCGAAAAACGCATGACGCGGCAAATGTGCTTGGATTGGATGCGCGACAACGGCTACCCAGAACCACCTCGATCGGCTTGTGTTTACTGCCCTTTCCACAGCGATAATGAATGGCGCAGATTGAGAGACGATGAACCGCACGAATTTGATAAAGCAGTGAAATTTGACAAGCAGATACGAGCAGTCGCAAAAAAGGACAGAGTGCTAAAAATGACGGTTTTTCTACACGGATCATGCAAACCATTAGACGAAATCAACTTCGACAGCGACGAGCAACAAGGGCAAGCCGTGTGGGATTTTACAGCAGAATGCGATGGAATGTGCGGGATTTAACAAACAACAACAACAAACAAAATCAACTAACAAAACTATGAACGAACCAGAAAAAAACGAGCAAGAAAAGCGCGACGAAGCCGAGTGGCAAGCCGAAATGAAAGCGCACAAAATCGAACAAATGCACGACTTTTTAGGCGAGCGCGAAGATGAAGGAGAGGAAGAGTGAAAATCATCCTACCAATTCCAGCCCGTGAAGTCTCGCCCAATGCCGCCCGTGGTCAGTCACGGTGGGCAGCGATTAAGAAAAGCAAGGTTGTAAAAGATCATCGCGAACGCGCTAAGATTGCAACTATAGTAACGATTGATCCGCAGCATTGCACCGCGCCCCTAGGCTACTCCCTAGCGCACTTCTTCCCCACTATGGCATTCCGAGACGAGGACAACGCTGACGGGGCTTGCAAGGCATACAGGGACGGAATCTGCGATGCGTTCGGCATGAGCGATAAAAACTTTTGCAAGATTAAACTTTCAACGCGCGAAAAAGACGCTAAGAACCCACGGGTGGAAATCACCATTTATTTCACAGAACCAGAAACAACAACAAAATGAGTAATACACTACTAAAACTAAAGATAGACCTGCTAAAGGTCACGGGCGCGAAAATCATCAACGCTAAAGACGGCATTGAGTATCTAGCGATTCCAATCAAAACCAGCGGCATGTTTTATGCTGGCAAAGGTTGCTATCTCGACCTTGACATGCGCGAGAATAGAGACGGCGTTGACCAATACGACAACACCCACATGTTGACGATCTCGCCAACTAAGGAGCAGCGGGAAGCCAAGGAGCGCACACCGATCGTCGGCAATGCCAAGACGCTGACATTTGGAGATCGAGCGCAACCAGCACCGCAGGGCAAAGGGCATCATAGCCAGGTGCAAGTGCCTAGCGTGGAGGATGATAATTCGGACATTCCCTTTTGATCTGAAATAATTATTGACAATCGCAAGAAAACTAACTTTAACAACTTTCGCCGCATCCTCACCGTGGCGATCAATGACAACACACCTTGCCCGTCATGGGTCAGTTCTAACAATTCCAAGGAATGTTAGGTGGGGGCTGAAACGTGACGGGCTTTTTTATTATGCTATGAAAACAGACTACGATAAATTCCTACAATCAAAAATCAAAATCGAAAAAGAGCAGGGGCATGAAATACATGCTAGCGGCATCAATCCAATTCTAAAGCCACATCAAAAGGCGATTGTCGAATGGATGGTAAAAGGCGGGAGACGCGCTTGCTTTGCGAGCTTCGGACTAGGCAAATCAATCATTCAACTCGAAAGCGTTCGCATCACTCGCGACATCGCTGGCGGCATGGGGTTGATCGTGATACCGCTAGGAGTTCGTCAAGAGTTCGTTAGGGACAGCCTAGAGATTCTTAAATGGGAACACGCTCCTAAGTTTATCCGCAGAATCGAAGAGGCTACTGATCCTAACGGAATATACATGACCAACTACGAAACGATCAG